TACTCAGCAAGTTCTTTTTGTCTAGCTACATTTTTATTGTGATATTCTTCTACTAGCTCTCTTGCGTGGTCAAGAGCTTTATTGGCTGACTCACCTTCATTGAGGGCAAACTCAACGCCAATCTTTTCAGATGAATAGTTACCTAAATTAAATGTTCTAGTGTAGTTAACGGTTTGGATGTGCATATATGTTGGTTTATTTAATTCGTGATACAACGGTAACACCGTCCGCGTGTTTAATTTTAAACAGCTTATCTTTGTGTGCTTCTTTCTTTTTTAAATTTGATACCATAACCATAACTGATGTATATGGATTATCTAATCTAATATTTTCTCCTAATGTTAATTCAGCAACCTTACTTGAAACCGAATCTGGACTAATGTTTCTTGCCATTTTTTAAATTTTTTTGTAAAATTAATTTAATTAATTTAATTAAAAAAATAAATTTAATTAATTTTTGTATATTTGCATCTCATATAGCAAGTGTTAACGGTTTAATCACGCCCTTCGTTTCTACGAGGGGCTCTTTTTTTATAAACCCCCGCATAGAAATGCAGGGGTATATTTACTATAAAAAACCGACAACCTACTTTATAAATTTCTTTTTAACTAAAATAAGTTTAGCCCTATATTCTAAGATCAAAGCTTTTAATTCTTCTCTTGTTGGCCTTATTGGTTGTCTAGCTGTTTCTCTTAAATATTCTACCAAAGCTCCATTTTCTTCGTGTAGTTTATTTTCAAACTCTTCAATGTTTCCTGTTTTAAAATAATTACATTCCATACATTGTGGTTTACAATTTGACTCCATCCATCTTGTGCCCAAATTTGACCTGCCCATAAAATGTCCGCATTGTATTTCAGAAACAGTATGCTTATTTCCACAAGTATAACATTCTACTATTCCGCTTTTATCGGCATGTTTATTTCTAATATACTGGCTAAATACGTGATCTAAATCCTGAACTAAATTATTAAAGCTTTCTGAATCATCTTCAAATTCATCCATCCTTTTTTGTGTTGATGCAATGGTAGCGCATTGCTTACACATCTTTTTTGAAAAATGGTAATCAATATTACCACAATTTATACAACGCTTTTTCTTAACTATTATTGTGCTATTTCTCATATTTTTTCAATTGCGTTTTTTACATTTGACCAATAAAATATTTCTTCAGAATTATTTTTATATAATTCTATTTGATTTTGAGCATGCGATATAGCATCATTTTTTGCTTTTATTATTCTATTTTCAAAATCAGTTATTCTGTCTTTTAAAAAAAAGTTTAAGTATATTTTTATTGCTTTTGTTTGGTATGGCTCCATATTAAAATGCTATTATAACTCCTTCTTTCTTTTTATTTTTTGATGCCCTATTAGCTAAAACAGTACATTTTTTACACTGATAATATCTTCCATATAATGCATCATGATCTCTAGCGAACTCACTTACTGGTTTTTCTATCTTGCAAGTTGCGCACTTCTTTGTTATCATCATTTCTTGTTTCATTTAATTTATGTAGTTTATTGTTAATGAATCTAAATTTTCCAATGTATTCTCCTTTCTTTGTTACTTCAATTACCATGTCTAATCTCTTAGCCATATCGTATATTAATTCTCTATTCTGCATTAGCTATTTCAATAAATTTTTTAATACAAGCAAGTTCTGCTTCTTCATATGAATTATTGTTTTGTAATAACTGCGTTGTTAATCCATAATGTATAACTGCAATATTTGTTCTACCAATTGAATAAGTATATTCATACTTATCTCTAAAAAATCTAAATGCTTGTTGAAATAATGGAGGATATGACATAATACACTCTTCATTAAAACCTAATTTTGTTAAAGCTTGCGCTTGTTCAGAAGGGATAAATTCTTTAATCATAATAATAATTTTAACAAAGATAATTAATTTAATTAAATAACAAAATATTTTTTTTAAAATAAATGGGTAAATAAATTTTTTTAATTAAAAAATACTTCTTTACTTTGTGCTTCAATCAAAATATTTATGGAAAAACAAAATGTTAAAGATCTAATCTTATTAGAGCTAGAGCAACAAGAAAGGCCATTAGCGTGGCTTTCAAGAAAATCAGAAATCCCATATGGGACTTTGTATGGAATCCTTATACATAGGATAATGAATCTTTCAGATGATAATCTAGCAAAGATAAACAAGGCGATGGGAACTGATTTTACAAACGATTAAAAATATAAAAATGGCTAAAAGATTCACTGATACTGAAAAGTGGAAGAAGCCCTTTATAAGGGGCTTACAAGGGGCTTATAAGCTCCTTTGGCTATACATTTGTGATGACTGTGATCACGCAGGGATATGGCAGGTTGATTTTGATGTAGCTCAAATAAGAATAGGTGAAAAAATAGACTTAAATGAAGCCATTAAAAGTTTTGAAGATAAAATTGTAATTTTTGACAAAGGAAATAAGTGGTTTATACCCTCCTTTATAGAATTTCAATATCCTTCTGGACTTAATCCAGAAAACAGATCTCACAATTCTGTAATTATATTGCTTGAAAAATATAATTTACTTGACAAGCAAAATAAGCCCCTTATAAGCCCCTTGGAAGGGCGTAAGGATATGGTTATGGATATGGTTATGGTTAAGGATAAGGTTAAGGTTAAAGATAAAGGCGCAGAAATTAAATTTTTATGGGCAGGTAATGAAGTAGTTGAATTGTGGGACGAATGGAAAGAATATAAATCTCAACATTTTAAATTTAAATATAAAACTATTCAAAGCGAGCAAGCTGCTTTTGATAATTTAGTTGAATTATCAGAGAAAAATTTTGAAATTGCAAAAGAAATAGTAAAACAATCTATGGCAAATGGCTGGAAGGGGTTCTTTTTGCCCAAAAATAGCCAAAATAAGACACTTTCTCGTAAAAGTAATGATAATCCTTACCAACAACAATTAGAAGCCGCTAGAATGGCTTATAAAACAATTTCTGAATAATGATTACAATTTTTAAAAACATTTTTAGCAAGGAACCTCATTTTATAACCGTTGAAAAGGCACTAGAAAGAATAAAGATTGGTGCAAGTAAGCAGTTGGTAATGGATATTAGATTGGCCCTGGATAAGGAAAAAGCCAATAAATTGAAGTTAAATCTGCCATCAATATGCTTTAGTGGTAAATTTGGTGCTGATAGGAAAGATGAGCAGCTTATTGAGCATAGTGGTTTTATTGTGCTTGATTTTGATGATATTTCTGATTTAAGGGATAAGCAAACCGAAATTATATCTAACCCATTTGTTTACGCTTGTTGGGTTAGTCCATCTGGTAACGGTTTAAAAGCATTGGTTAAAATAGCCGATGGTAAAAAACACAGAGAACACTTTCAGTCGCTTCAGGATGTTTTCCCTGAAATTGATAGAAGTGGTATTAACGTAAGCCGAGTTTGTTATGAGAGCTTTGATCCAGATATTTACATTAACGAAAATGCCGAAGTATTTTCAAAGGTAAAAAAGATAGAAAAGGTAGTTGTAACTGAAAATGAAAACGTAGATGATTCTGAGAATTTTCGTAGAATTTTGAAGTGGCTTACCAATAAGAATGATGCTTTTGTAACCGGTGAAAGAAACACTTATATTTTCAAATTAGCTTCAGCTTGTTGCAGATTTGGTATAGGAGAGGATTCTGCACTAAGTTTAATTTCCACAGAGTACACAGTTAGTAATGACTTTACAATGTCTGAAATGAAGAGTGCTGTTAAGAGTGGGTATAGGGCAAATAAAAACAATTTTGCAACAGCATCAATACAAAAAGAGAAACTTGTAAGTAAAACTACGAATTACGAAATAGATGTTAAAAAGGAGTTCACAGAAGTTTCTGGTGAAAACTATAGGGTTGAAGATGTTGTGTATGGTATAGATGTAAAAGATAGAGCATTATATATCAATGAAAATGGTTTTGACAGGGTAATGGGAATTGGAATACCACAAATAGATTATTTATTTAAACCAAAAAGGGGTGAAATAACATTACTTACTGGCATTGGTAACTACGGTAAAACAGCATGGCAGAAAGCTCAATTGCTTATGAGAATGGTTATGTTCGGAGAAAAGGTTGCAACATTTTCACCAGAGGATGTACCTGCTGAAGAATATTTTCATGATTATGTTGAAATGCTTTTAGGTTGCGAATGTACTCCATACAATCCGAATAGACCTTCAAGTGAAATATACGAGGCAGCATATGATTTTGTTTCAAAGCATATTTTTTACATTAGTGCTGAAATGCTATCACCAACACCACAATATATCAAGGAAAAATTCTTAGAGTTAATAGTTCA